TAGTAAGTTGCGTTGCCATCTCCAATAACTGCAAAAGACTGATAGCCAGTCGCAGCATTTCCAAGGACAACAGTGCCAGTACCAGTTGTAGTGGTATTGACCTTTACACGATCGGCAAGAATAAGAGCCACGTCAGGCTCCTATTAAGCGATACGGATGATAGCGTTTGAAGCGTCGGCTGTTGGGAAAATAACAGTAAATGTACCGTTTGTAGCAGTTTTATCTGCGCCAAAAGCCAATACCGCAACTGATGTATTTGCAGTGCTGTTATAAATCAAAGCGCCGTTTGCAGTAATGTTTGCATTTGTCCATGAACTATTTGCAAAAGACATAAATGCTACGTTACCTGTGCTTGTTGGGCTAGTACTAATTGTTAGTGTATTTCCGCCAGCAGTGTAGTTAGAACCAGAGTTAGTCACTTCGCCAACAGTTGTATAAGCTGCGGTTGCATTGCTTAATGTTGCTGAACTTGTGTATAACGCTAGCTTGTAAACTGCTGCTGCGCCTGATGTTAAGTTTTGTTGACCGCTAAGGATTTGCACCTTAAACGAATCGCACATTGCTTGGGTTATTGCCATTTTTTGCTCCTAAAATAAGTGGTGTTACGGGTTTACTTTAATCTTAGCTTGCCCGTCCCTATAGGCATCGCCTCTTTCAAGTCCGGTTCCTAAACGGTTCAGTTGACCTAATGCCTCTTGATACTTAGTATTATATGTGACAAGTAAATCTGGCTCGCCTTTCATATAGGTATAAGCTTCAACTAAAGAACCATAAAGTAATGCGGGACTATAATTATCACCAAGCCAAGATGTACCAGCAGTAACGATAGACTCTGGGTAATAAAAATAATGCAGTTCAGCGCCATAAGCAGCATTTGGTGTTGGACCAAGAATAAAAGTTAACTCGTTAGGGTCATTTAATCTAGATCCAAACAAAGCGTAATATCGGGGTAAACCCGTATCTGTTGGGTCTGGATATGCCTGGCGTATGAAGTTAACGTCTTTGTTTAGCAAGTATTCGTAGGTGCCGTCTGTATTAATTATTGCTAAAGAATAGGTAGATAGGTAGTCATTTGGGCATGCTAGATACTTACTTGTGGTAGAACAATTACCCGTAACGTTTTTACGCAAAGAAGGAATCTGCACCGTATTATAGATGCGCTCTTCTGCCTGCTGAATAAAAGTGTTGATCTGTGTAGTTACATTGATCGTGCTTCCATTGGCAAGATAAAACTCCGGAAATTGATTCTCCGTATAGCTTTGTATTTGCGAAAAAAGTTCGTTATAGTTCATTACGCCATTGGGCCTCTAGACATAACACCTTTAGTAGCAGCGCCAGTACCACGCATTTTAATGCCAGACGTTTTAACATCGTCACGATCTGGATCCCCAGCGCTTACACGTGGAGAAGGTTGGCCGCCCGGTTTCATGTCCGTAGCTTTTAAAGTATTTGGGTCAGGTTTACGGCTAACAGCTTTCATTGAATCTTTTGCGCTCATTGCAACGCCTTTCATGGTATGTGGCTTAGCATATACAGCAGCGCTGCCAACTTCTTTACCCATTACTTTTTTAGAAAATTTAGCCATGATTAGCGGCCTCTTTGGTTAGCGGCTTTAGCCAAGTTACGTCCCATAGCTTTCATGTTCTTATTTAAAGAACTTTTGTTAGCTTTTGGACCACTTTGAATTACTTTTGGGCCGTCATTAGGGTAAACCTTTGCATCAGTTTTACCTGTTTTAGTGACGCCGTCTGCTGCTTTTTTGAATGTCATGATGACTCCTAAGTTATATCTACCGTTACTGTACCAAGTTGTGTGTTACCTATCAAGTCATTTGGCGTTAAAACACTGTCAAACAATCTTGCCCCACCCACAGGATTCCAACCCCACTGAAACACCCTACTACCCATATCTGGACTACCAAACCCATCTGGGCCTTCACCAGTTAAGTTAATCTGTAGCCCGTTATTACCTGATTGGTAGTAGCTTACGTCTGGCCTTGGCTCACGTACTGCTTGTGGGTCATTGACCGGGTAAAGACCAAGAGACAACTGTGGTTGATCTGGATCCCAACAAGTAGGGCAAACCTTGATCTGATACAGCTTGGTCTTAATTATCTCTTTCTTAAGTTCCTTTAGCTTATACCGCTGACCACAACGATCGCATTCCGCAATTGCGTATTTGCCCGAAGCATATTTTGACGGCATTCATATCCTCAATAAAATAGCTGACGTGGGACAAAACGTATTGCTGCCTTTTCCCTATCTTCATCAGCAGCTAATTGCCATTGCTGTTCATAGTCGGCTTTAAGCATCATAATTCTATTTGGATCAACGCCAGGTAATTTTACGCTTAAATTGTACGCAAGACCAGCTACCATGCAAGTAATAAAGCGAAATGGGATATCCTGAGTTCTTGATCCGTTGCCAGCATCTTCCATACGACGCAGTCGGTAGTAGACAAAAGTGTACTGGCTACCGGGTGCATTTGGGCTTGGCCACACGTTAATGGAAGGTAGGTAATTTATATAGATGCTTTGGCCTGCAACATGAGCCGCTGCTGTAGTATTGTTTTGCCCACGGAAACAGTTTAGAAGCTGGTTACCTATGATATTTTGATACGCAATAGTCTCAGATCCGATGTTAACAAACCCAGTAGTCGGCAGGTTAGCAGCCGAGGTTACATCAATAGTTGTGGCAGAAGAACTAGTATTAGCGCTTAAAGTAGTGCTTGCCGTGGATGGAATGTTACCTGACTGGCGGTTTACCCATACTTGAATTGGGCGGCCATTAGCTAGTTTGTTTGGAATAGTAATATAGGTAGACTCAGAAATACGGGTGATATTAATGTCTATCTGGTTGTTGCCTTGGGAGTTATTTGTGCGTACAACGGTGTCCAACAAGTCAATCGTATCTACTGGCAGAGGGTAAATTACCTGCCCTGTATTCATTAAAATCTGACCTTGGTCTACAGTCCACAGGTTAATGCCTCGGTTAGCCCACTCAACAGTAAGTAAATTTAAAGAGCGACGTGCTGTACGCAAGTCATATCCCGTGCGTAGCTCAAGACCGCATCTCTCAAAGGCTTCTTCTACAAGCTCATTAAGATCAAGATTAAAGTCGGTCAAGCCGGAAGTTGTCATTTTTTAGTAGCCTTTTTAGCTACAGTTGTAGCTTTTTTAGCAACGACACGGGTCGTAGCTTTCTTAACAGTCGGTTTAGCTTTTGGGCGTGGGTCAAAGTCTTCCGATACCGCAGGGAAGTCCCATACTGGAGTAGGCTCAAGTTTGTTTAACGCCCATTTTAGCGCTTTTACAATAAGGTTTTTCACTTTTATATCTTTCTGTACGCTTTAGTTTTTTCTTTAACGCTTTTTGGTTGCGCTACAAACTGTTTACCTTTTGCTTTTCCCGCACGTTTAGCACGTGTAGTTGCTGCATATTCTTGTGAGCTTAATGCTTTAATTGCTTTTTCTGGCAAGTATCTTTCGCCTGTTTCAGACGATTTTTTACCCGACTTGGTTGTCCATTTCTGGTCTCCCCAAGACTTTAAGCTCTGTTGCGGTTTTGCTAACCCACTCATTTATATCCGCCGCCAGCAGCTTTATATTTCTTAGCCACTAACTGTGCCTTACGAGCCGACCATTGACCTGCGCCAGTGCCGTGTGTTGCGGCAGCTTTAACTTGAGAAACAATGCGCTTACGTAAACCTGGTTTGGTATAGTTGCCAGCAGCATTAACTTTGCCACCTTCTTTATACTGAGTAAAATCAGTGTTGTCCCGACGAGCTTTAGTTTTAGCATCAGGCATTTTAGATGGGGCAATATCGCCCATACCACGACTTGGTCTCATACCATCCGTCCTTTAGTTCTACCACGTTTAGCAATACCGTCAGCGGCACTAACATAACCACCTTTTTTCATGTCAGTAGGTTTTTTAGGTCCTACTTTAGGTATCCCACCGCCGCCTCCACCGCCGCCACGTCTTGGGCCTAATGGGGATTCTGGGTCTGTAGCTGTTGGAATTGGACGATTACTTGGCTCAGGTTTAGCACGTTCGGCTGCTTTTTCAGCACGATGTTGTTCTGCTAACTCTCTTACCTTAGCCTTAGCTTCAGCCACATCTGGCCGATCAAGGTCCATTTCCATTTGCTTCATTAGCAAATCTTCCCACGAGTCTT